TTTTGTCTAGCTATCATTTGAGTAATCTTTCTCATAGCTTTACTTATAATAATAGCTTTAGCAGTAGCCCAACCATCTTTATCAAAGTCAGCATCCATTTCTACTTTTGTAGAAGCAGCTGCTAATGAATCAACAAGAATAGTTACTAACTTATCTTTGTTTGATTCTCTGATTTTTGTGACAATTGTTTCAATAGTATCAAATATTTCTTCAACCGTTTCAAGATGTACATATAACATATTTTTAGTGTTGACACCAATAGCTCTCAAAAACTCTTGAGATACTGCTGATTCTGTATCTATGTAAACTGCTATACCATCTTTCTTTTGTGTTGAAGCTAACAAATGAGAACCTATCAAAGACTTACCACTACCTTCTAAACCATTCAACTCTGTAATTTTACCTACACCAATACCACCATTAGGTCGATTAGATATAGCTAAGTCTAACATTGTTGAACCTGTAGAAATGAAATCCGTTATATCAGTAGGATTCTCATCTTCTTCAAGAAAATAAGCTACCTTCTGATGTTTGAATTGTTTATTTAGTTCGTCAGCTATAATACCAGCCAACTCGTCTTTTTCTGACATATTGTTCTCCTAATTAGAGAGTGTTTGAGGTGGGACTTACACATTTCGGTTGAGCTCATTTCTGAGTAGTATCCTACTAATGCCGAGAGCTCAAACACATCTCTCATTGTTTAATTGTTTAACTATTGAATAACTGGTCAAATGCATCTTCAACATCTGCTGTTTTAGTAGCAGTTGTTGCACTTGGTGTGCTTGTATTTGTTGAAGGTTTAGCTGTTTCAGTTGTTGTTGTCTCAGTTTCTTCTTCTGATGAAGGATTAAGATAGTTTTTCAAAACTTCTTTTAAATCATCATAAGATGGCTCTGTGTACAACTCTGTTAAATCAGCTTGATTATCAAAAATACTTTGAAGTTGATTATCATCTTCAGTAATTGGAGTTTGATTAGGTTTAACTCTAACGGTAGTTTTACCATATTGATTTCCAGCCTCAGCAGGAGTCTGTCTTTCAATCATAATATCTCTACCAGCCATAGAGTCTGTAATGTCACCATAATCAGGGTCAGCTATCACACTTAATAACTCTTGATATACGGTTTTACCAAATCCCCAAAATTTAACACCTTCGTTTTCTTGACCACGAACAATTACAGGTGCAAAAGTTCTCATTTTAGGTTCAAGTCTTTTACCTTGAATCCATTCATCTTTATTACCTGTTGATTTTAGCTTATCAGCAAATTCTTGTACAGGGTCTGGACGACCGAAAGATACAGGTGATAAGTATGTTTTATTGTCACCTAACGAATAATGAAAGAATAATTCAATAAAAGGATTATCTTTATTATGTTTGTAAGGAACAATACGAACTACTTGTTTTCCTGGCTGTGGTTTCCAAAATGATTTGGTTGTTGATGAGGTTGATTCTAACTGAGTTAGACGGTTTTTTATGGCATTTATGTCCATTTTATTTCTCCTATGTATTATCGTTTATTGTTTATTATTTATGGTTAACTCTGTAACCATATAACCTATTTTTAAATCGTATATAAATATACAATGCTTTTTCCAAACATACAAGCTTTTTTTTTATTTTTTTTAAATTTCTTCAGTTTTTATTATTTTAAATATTCTTGTATTTATTTTTTTCAGACCATCACTATTAGTGATTAATAATGTATTTTTAAATTCGTCCCAAGGAACAATGAATTTACTATCCATAAGTCCATTGTTTAATGATGCAATAACTTCATTTAGTCCATTAATTGTATATAATGTATTTGTGAATTTTTTTCTGTGTAATGAAATTGTATTCTCTACTGCATTGTAATCAACAGAATCTGTTGAATCAACATTATAGGTACACATTAATTCTTCTACTTGTTCTTCATTTTGCAATACATATATTTTATCAAAAATAATTTGATACGATGAAACAATTTCATTTAAAACTATTTCAAGATGTTCTTTTGTCGTAAATGTACATAATAATTGTGATTTCATTATTTCTTCTCCAGACAGCTTCTCATATCTTTTCCTAGTCCACCTGCTATTTTACTTAAATCACCCGCTGTTCTCCAAGTATCATCGCCTAACTCAACTGATTTACCTTTAGTTACAAAACTTAATTTCATTGTACCTGGTATAACTCTCATTTTTCTTTGTAAATGTTCTTTTAAATCACCTTTACCATCCCAATTAGATAACTCACCTAAACATTTTCTAAAATCTTTTGGTGAATAAGATTTGTCACCAATTTCAATCATTTTTTTATCGTCATCAACACCATCAATGTATCTATCCCAATGCATTCTTTTCATAAATGATTTTGTATATGTTTGTTCGTGTGGTCCTGCTTCTTCATTGTATTTTTTTACAGCATCATCTGAAGACATACCTTGTGATATACGATGTGCAATGTCCAATTCAACTAAAGTATTATACACATTTTCGTGTGCTTGTTGCATTGCATTTTTTCTTGTTTGAACATTTTGTTCTAATTTTTCTAAAGCTTTATTGTTGTAGATTGATAAACAATCATCTGATGATAAATTACCACCCATTAAAGGTTTACCTTTTTGTTTTGAATTTGCAACTATTTCAGCTGCCTCTTCAGGTGTTTTACCTTTATCAATTAATCTTTGCATTTTTACTCTGATTGACCCACTTGCTGTTGCCATTTTAAATAAAAGTTTATTTGGTGCTTGTTTTGTTGAATCATTCAATCCATCTGCATCACCGGTACCAGCAACACTTATAGCTGCTTGAATAATATGTTCATCATTATTTATGTCTAAATTGTTTTCAGTTATGTAATCTTGTATTTGTTTATTTTTCTTACAATTTTTTACATACTTGTCTGTAGTTTTATCTACAAATTCTGCTCTTCCAGTTAGTAATTTTGTACCTATCTTGTTGAGAGGTGCATTATTTAACTCTTCTTTGTTTGTATCAATATCGGTTCTAAAGGACATAGCCATAGCACCATTTGCGTTAATACCACCCTCGACTGATTCATCTAATCTTTCACTTAAAATTTCTGTATCTGCTCCAGTAACAGCACTTGATTTTATTGCTTCAGTAGCTGATTTAACGGTTGCATTTGCATGAGGGTCACTTAATGATTGTTTGTTTGATATATAAACTACTCTTGTTTTACCATCAGTATCAACATACATTATAGCAGTATCACCATCTCCTTCTACACCAGTTTCACTTGTTGCATGTTTTTTAAAGTATTCAAGTTCTCTTTCGTAATGTGTTTTTTCTTCAGGAGTTTTAGCATTTTTTAATTTATCTTCCAATTCATTTCTAACTGAAGCTGTACCACTATCTGTAAATGTTATTTGAATTGGATATCCTTCAGGTTGATTATCACTAAATTTCATACCTTTATTAGATTTTATTTTATTCATAGTTTGTTGACCAGATGCTGATTTTTTCACTAATTTGTTTATTAGTTTTTCATTACTACCATATTTAGTATCACCATAATTGTCTTTTATGAATTGTTTTAATCTCTCCTGATGTTGTTCTGGTGTGTCGTCAGGATGTTCAATAGCTATTTTTCTTGATAAACCTGCAATCTCTTCTTGAAGAGATGTTGTGCCTCCACCTTTACCACTCACTTTATTATTAAAAATATCACTTTGATTTTGTGTAATTTTTTCTGGTGTTGATTGTGGTGTGACTTCAGTTTCTACATCAGATGTTTTCATATATTTTTTTGAATCTTTTTCAGGTGTAACTTGTTTAGGTTCTTGTTCTTGTTTAGGTTCTTCCTTACCTTTTTTACTTAATTCTTTTTCAGCCTCTTTATCATCTATTTTTGAATGAGTACCAGCCTTTACTGCTTTATCTCTTGCTTCTTCTGAATCAAAATCACTTATGTTATCTGTGTCGTTGTTTCTAGCATAAAATTTTTCACCTTCTGATAAATTCCGTATAATCAAATTAGTAACTTCATTTGATAATTTCATATGAGAAAGTGTTTCTCTTAATTGTACAATGTGTAGTGGATTATCTTTGTTAGGCATCCCATCGTGAACACGAACGGACCATTCTAAAAGTATTTTATTAATCAATTGTTCCATTTTTATAACCTCTTTGTAATATCTTTCATTTCACCATAATTCAATCCCATTTTGGATTTAGTAAAATGTTTTCCTTCTTCTAAAATTGATTTTATATCTTTCAAAGTTTCCACTCCATCTTGGTTAGAAAAGTCAAATAGGAAACTATCATATCCATATAAAACCAATTTTGTCTTCTTCTCTAATAAATAGTCTTGAATTGATAAAATCTTCTTAATATTTGATTCTGTTTCTAGAGCTTGAATCAAGTAATTAAAGACTTTATTTCTATTCAAATCATTATAATTTTTAAATAATAGTTTCCGTCTATAAATATCTGTAAATACTAAATTATGTGTATTTATTTCATTCCATTTTTTATTAATATAATTGTGTGTTAAATCAAAGAATGGAACTTTTTCTCTTGTTTCTTTATCAATACCACCATACAATAATCTAAATGTTTTCTGTTTTGACTCCTCATATGAACACTCATACCATTTTGAAAGATGTTCGTGAACTGATTCTTCACCAAATGTATGATAACCAACCAAGTCAGCAATCAATCTCAAATGATATGCATCAAAGTCAAACTCTACTAAATAATCATTTTCAGCCACAAATCCTTTTCTTTTCTCAGGTGGTAGAGCTGCAAAGTTTACACTTCCAAATGAATTACTTGGACGACCTGTTGTTGTCCATAGATTGTAATTAGAATACAATTTACCATTTGATATATGTTTCTTTACTCTCATATCAAATATATCACATATATCATCAGATACCTTAATACCATTTTGTTCAATTGATGTAAATGCTTTCACAACATCATTCATGTATTCATCATTTGAATCAA